AGGTCTTGGAGTTTCATAGGTCAGTAGTTTATGTAGTAGCCGTACACCGCATCCCCAACGAGCAATTTCAGTTCGGGGTATCTCAACGCCATTACTTCGGGGGTCAGGTCGGGTTGCCAATGCGTTTCGTACACATTCCCTTCCCATTCGCCCTGCCTGTACATATAAGGCACGGCAATCATGACCCTCTTGCCATTCATTCGGGTAAGCAGGTCCCTCGCCTCGTTAAAGGTTAAATGCTCAAAAACATCGCCCATAATCAGGTAGGTGTAGGCCGAAAAATCGAACTCACGAATATCCCCAATATGCAGGGTTTGGTAAAGGTCCTGCAAACCGAATCGGTTGACATACGGCTCGTGAATCTCGATGCCGTCCATCTTGATTTCGGGAAGCAGCAGGGCGTAAGTTCCGCAACCGCATCCAATGTCAAGCACCCGGTCGGATTCAGTTAGAACCGATCGGATATGGTTGCCAACAAAGTCCTTGTGGAATGGGTGTGAGTAGGGCATATTATCCGATTTGAAGTCCATCGGCTATCTTCTTGGCCGTGCTGGAGTGGTTTGCTTTGTCAAGGTACTGCCGAAACTCCCAGTCCGAGTTCATCTCAACGGGCGTGATGTAGTAGGGCAGATGCCTCACCTCATAGGGGGCCAAAGTCCTCGCACCGCTAATGCATACTTGGTAGGTGTCGGCATGGTAGAAGGCGAAGGTCGTATCAACTGGAGCCAAGCGAAGGTTGCCATAGGTCGGCTGCTTGTGGTAGCGATGTTCAGCAGGTTGGAAGAATAGGGCGTTTTCGGGAACGTCGTCAACACGAATGCCGAGGCCAATTTTGTCCTTGACGTTGAACTGCACCCCATTGAAGTCCTTGGCTTCTTCGTCCCGATAGATGTAAGGGTAGGAAGGTGAATCGTACCAAAGTTCACGCATTCGAACGATGGTGTCGTCAGGGCATCCCGAAAGGTCGAGGTCGGGGTCGGTTACGATGTAATCGGGGTAGCCAAAGTCGGCTTTGATGCGTTTGTCAATGCCGAGTCTCCATGCCACAAGATGTCCCAAGTTCTGCCCGGTACGGACCACCGAAACGTCCTCGTTACCTTTGAGCGATTCGTACCACTCCAAGGTAGGGCCGTAAGTTGAACCGTTGTCAATGATGATGATGGGACCGCATTCCTTCATCCGTTGCAGTTCCTTGACCATTGCCTTGGGCCAAGTGAAAAGATTAAAGTTGGTAATGAGGATAGGGACCTTCATGCTAAAACGTGATTACAAACTTTTCGGGACCCGGCCATCCGGGGTTGGAGTCGTGGACCTTGGTGTCGGGTTTCTTCCCTATCCAATGCTCGGCCTGCCAGCGTTGCTTGCGTTCCGGCTCACCCAGTTCCTTGATGTGGGACGACTTGGCCCACCAATAGGTCCCCCCAAAATAGGGGTAGCCTTCGGGGTTGTTGTGGTCAGCCATGTGAGGGAATTGTTCTTTTGTAATCCAATGGCATCCCACCGCATCCACGCCTTCCAGCAGTTGCAAGCATCGCTCCCAAGCCACGACGTTGAAGAAGGTCATGCTGCGATTCCAAAGTTGGTTGATGAGGGACGGGTCGCTTGCCCCCTTGGTGTGGGCGTACATGTACACGGCTTCTTCTTCTTGACTTGCCCGGTACATCTCGGTCAGGGTCGCCTGCTCCCAAGCGTTGGTCCGGGTAACCACGACTTTGACCTTATCGGCTATCATCGAGTTTTCCAGCACCTCCTTGACCGCCTTGCGTTGTTCGGGTGGTCCGACGATGCCGACACGGATTTCGTCCAAGACATTGATGAGGCCGTAATTGCAAACCGCCATCATATGCTGGTTGAGTATTAACTGCCAGTTGCCTCCGCAGTAGATGTGGTAGTAGTGAACGACTTTCATAAGGTCCAAAGGAGGGTTAGAAGGGTGAGGATGAAGAAAACGGCTGCAAGCGTCTTGCCGATTTCGATTAGCAGGTCAAGGATTTGTTCCTTGTTCATCATTGAACCTTGCACTTGTTGCACTTGTAAATTCAATAAACTCCTCTGGCGCATACTTCTTGCCAACTCCAATCGGGTCTTTGGTGTATGCCACAAGTTCTGCCATCGCTTCCTCAATGCTCTCAGAGGCAAATGACTTGCATCCCACCTTGACAAGGCATCCTCGGTCAAAGAATATGATTTCAACATTCCATTGCTTTAATCGTCTGATTTGTTCCTGTGTCATTGTTTAGGGGTTTAGTACTGCAAAGTTACACCACAACATACTTCCCTGAGTTGCTAACCCTCAATTTGTTAAGTGCCACATACCGCATCGCATCGCAGGCGTGGTTGAAGGAATCAATCGGGACCCCCGTGTTCTTGCCCTCCTTATCCGTAGCCCAAGTGTAGGACCGCAGTTCCTTGATGAGGTTGGTGCTATCCTTGGTTACCTGCAACTTAAAGCGTTTCAGGATGTCGATGCCGTTCCTGACCGAATCGGGGCCTTTCTCCGCCGGCTTGATGTTAAAGCCTAACCGATAGATTTCCTCGATGGACTTGGGTTCTGCTGAATCGGCAACTATCTCCCAAGCCCTTGTAATGCCGAGCGACCGCAACTTATCTGCGATGTCTTGGTTAGTCAGGCCCGTGGAGTAGATCAGTTCCTGAATCAGCAGGCAGTCCCCTTGGCGATAGATAGCGACCAATGCCGTAGGGTCGTTGCTAAAGCCCCAGTCAAGCCCAAGGGCAACGAATTTGGCTCGGCTGACATCTATACCCTCCACGACCTCGAAGTCCTCGTATATCGCACCCTGAAGCGTCCCGACCTGACCGAGGCCGTACACCTTCCACCAGTTCGCCCAATACGCAGAGGTTTCGGCTTTGGTGCGGTTTAGTTCGATGTCCCTCCTAATCGTGTCGGGCAAAGCCTCGTTGTCGTTGTAGGTAAGGATGACCAGTTCTGCATCCTGTTCGGGCAGGACCTCCGTATGCGCCCAAAACTCGTGGGTCGGGTTGAAGTCGATGTAGATGGCCTCGCTGGTACGAATGGCGAGTTGGTAGTAGGACTCGAAGTCGATGTTGTTCGCCTCGTTGATGTAAACGACCTGCCTCCTTGCACCTCGGAGCCTTGCCTCGGAATCAGCCGAAAAGAACTCGATGATTGAACCGTTGGCGAAGTGATAGGTGAGCAGAGTCTTGTTCCATCGGTCTGCGACCCATCGGCCCGTCCATTGCATGACCTTGGCGAAGTCTTTGATTGCACCCCTCCGTAGGTGGGGGATGGATTCGGAAACCACCGATATCTCGGTCTTGTTCTTTGCTGCGATGTCTATGAGGACCGCAAGGATGGCAAGGGTCTTGCCTGCACTTGTTCCGCCTTGGATGACCTTCTTCCGGGCCGTCATCCGACGGATTCGGCTGATAGCGGTCGTGAGGGTAAACATTAAAGCAAGCCGACTGCGGATTGAATGCGAGCCTTGGCGATGTCGATGTATTCCGCTTCCCGTTCTATCCCGACAAACGCAAAGCCTTCCAGCATCGCTGCCTTGCCTGTTGAGCCTGACCCCATGAACGGGTCGAGGACGATTCCGCTTGGTGGGGTTACAAGTCGGCAGAGGTATCGCATGAGGTCGGTGGGCTTGACGGTTGGGTGATGGTTGCGTGATCCGCTTGTCCTGCCTGCCCCTGCCCTTGGGCTTTCCATCCCTGCGCTTCCTTCAACCCGATCCACGCATTCGCCCGCAGAACGCTCTTGCAATTTATCACACCCCTCATCCCTATCCGCTTTGCTTGCTTTGGCGCAGTAGAAGAAACGAGCCGAAGCCCCAAGCAGGTCGGTGGCTTCCTCGCTCCCATCGTGGATGAAGTTGGCGGGCCAGCGTTCTCCAACCCTTCCCCCATCCACGTTAATCGCACCCGTCCCGTGTTGCAGCACGTTCTCGGCTACCGTGCCAATCAAGGGCTTGCGAGCCACTGTAATCGGTTCGAGTGCGGGTTTGAGTGCAGTCCCCCAGCCTTGCCATTGCTTTGCTTCGGGGGTGGCGGCTATTGTGATATCGCCTCCTTTTTGTCCTAACCTTTCGCCACCAAGTCCCCCCATGTCGGTTTGATGTTGCCCCACCACCTCACGCTCGGCAAAGTTCTTGCTCTCAACGCTACGAATGTCTGCCTCACGCTCCACCCATTCAGGAATATCTCCAAGCAAATGACGGCAAGCCTCCAAATGCTCACGGGTCATTATTGCTGGTTGGCTTGCTGCCGTAGTGTAGTGGCCTCCCATATTCGTTTGGGTTGCATCGTCAATCTGCTTTGATGTGATACCCGTTGACCTAACCCACTCCGTGAATCGGTATCGCCTCGCCTGCTGCTCTTGCGCTGCATCCATCTTATCAATCGCCTTGCTTACGTCCAACGACTTCGGAAACCCCGACCCATACACCCAAGCAATCATGTCCCGAATCTCAAAGCCTGCGTCCTCAATCCGCACCGCCATTCGGTGCTGCGTCCTTGTTCCTGCAAACGCAAGCAGATGACCGCCCGGCTTCAAGACCCGAAGGCACTCGGCCCAGACCTCAACGCTTGGCACATCGTAATCCCACCGCTTCCCCATGAAGGACAACCCGTAAGGCGGGTCGGTTACTATCGAATCAACGGAGCAGTCAGGTAGTGAACGAAGCACCTCCAAGCAGTCGCCATGATGCAGGGTTAGTTTGTCAGTCATTGTCGGGGAATAGGGGTTGCTCGATGTGGACCGTGTTCTCCTGCTTGTCAACCAAGCCAAGCAGACGAGAGGCGATGTTGGCCGAGTAAACCCCGGCACTTGAACCCTCCAGCATATCCTTGTCGCAGGTCAGCCTTATGCGTGTAATGATTGATAAGAATTCCTTGTGATGGTCGCTATCTCCATTTCGATACTGCGATAGGTTATGGCAAACGCCATTTTCTGCAAGGTATCCCTCAAAGCCCCGAAAGGTAATCGGACGCTCTTTATCCCTGTAAACCATGTTCCCATCCTTGCCGACATAGTCCTGCACCCGGTAAGGGTTGGCCTTATTCTCGGCTCGGTATCGTTCAAACGCCTCCCATAGTTCTTCGGGGGTATTCCAAATTGGGGGTCGGCCTGCCATCAGTATTCGATTTTGTCGATTAGGTCGCTTATCTTGTTTACGATTTTGATTTTCACTTCGTACTGGTTCGGGGCATTGGAATCGTCCACCGCTCCGATGCAGTCGCATAGGGTCGTTATGACCATCATAAGCGAGTCCATCCGAGCCTGCACTTGGGCTTCGTCATCCTTCGCCTTCGAGTTCGCCAAGTTCCCGGAGTTTATTTCTTGACCACGAGAGAGCCGACTTGCCACCCCACAACAAGTACGAGATGTAACCGCAGTCGGAGGTGTCGTCAGCGTTGTCGTAGTAGGTTTCAGCACGGGACAGGTAGGAGTGCATCCGCTTGATGGTTTCGACCGATATGGCTTCCCCGTTGGCTAACTGCTGCGCCCGGACCTTACCCGTCTGCGTCGCACACTTGTTGCCGTTGCGTTCGTTGAGTTCAATCCCCCGTTTGGCATTCGACCGAATCTCTTGGCCATAGTCCGCATATGACTCGAACTGCTGCCTTTTGTGGTTCTCCCATGTTGAGCCGCAAACGGCCAATCGTTGAGCCGTATCGGGGAACTCCGTGTTGACGTTGTTGTTGGACATACAACGACCAATGAAGCCTTCTCTTGACTCGTTATTGTTCGGGATTGGCAGGGGCATTGCTTAGTGGGATTGTAACGGTGTTTTGGTTGACTTCGAGGAACAAGTCCGCTTGCATGTAAATGTATTGGAGGGCCGATTTTACGCAGTCAGCGCACCACCAATTCGTGGGCGGTCGTCCGTGAGCGGTCAGGATGGCTTGCAGTTCACCAACCGCATCAGGTGGCAGTCGCATCGTCAGCGAGGCCACATATTGGTCCCAATACTTGCGGTGCTTTTGGGCAACGATGAACTGCTCGGCGGTCATTTGAAGGTCCATTCCCGGATGATTATTGCGGTGGCTGAAGATGCGAGGCCGAGGATAGGGGCCAAGTACCATTGGCAGGTCGGCAGGGTCAGGGCAAAGCCAAGCCAAAACCCGAAGCAGGTCATACACGAAAACGGCTTCCGCTTCGCAAAGGGCAAAGCGTAGAACCACGAAGGCAGGACCCGGAACTCCACGACCGCAAGGGTCGCTAAGGCACTAATCAGGATGGGATAGACCAGTATATCCATTGGACTCGATTGCGGTTTTGATTTTGGCCTTGGCCTGCTCGATGGAGTAAATGATGGACCTGTACGGGATGCCCGTTTCCCGACTCATAGCCTTCATATTCCCGGTCTGCATCAGCAGGTTCAGCAGTTCTTTGTCGTAAGGGAACGCCCCATCCTTGGCCCACGAATCCATCTCTTGCTGAGCAATAGCCCAAAGGTCATCGAGCAGGGTGTCGTAGTCCTTCCCTTCTTCTTGGGTTTCGGGGTCCACCTCGACACGCTCGTCGTGATGGCGGTACTTCTTCGCAAATTGGTTGTTGTTGCCCCGGTACAGGTTCATGATGAGCCGAACGATGTAGAAACGCAGGTAGCCTTGGACCTGCATCTTGGTAATCTTGTCGGGGTCTTTTTCGAGCAGAATCAGGACGACCTCTTGTTCGAGGTCCTTCCAAAGCGGATTGCCCCCCGTGATGGTGAGGCAAGCCTTGCGGATTTCACCGCTGCGATAAAGGTCAAGGACGATGCTCTCTGCGTTCACTGACGCAAAGATGGAGGGGGTTCTCGCTAATGTTGCAAAAAATCCCGTGTCCTGTTGAGAACCTGTGTACGAAGGAACTTGATGTCGGGCCTTGCCCTCATGTTTTTGGCAAGGATTTCGAGGTTGTGCATGACCGTTGCGTGGTTCCTCTTGATGATACGCCCGATTTGGCAGTAGGTGTAGAGGTATTCCGAGTAGGCGATGTCTGCGAAAATGCTTCGAGCAAGGACCAGTTCTTGAGTTTTTACGTCGCTCAATATGTCATCGGGGCTGACTCCGACGACCTCAGCGGTATAGCCGAGGATGGTGCGTGAGATTAGGTCCATGATTACGCTGTCTTGGTTGAAAGTTCAATTAGTTTTTTAAGGCAGGCAAGTTCTGCTTCTTCGTATGTGGTTACTGATTCGTTATCCTTTACAGTTCTACCATATTGCAATATTGTGTAGAAATACCTATCCATGTGGGTATGATACACCCAACTGCTTAATCCATGCCTCTCCCTGAACCACTTGAATGCTTGTTCGTAGAGGGGGGCCAATATTCTATAATATCCTTGATTAACATATTCACCTATATCCAAGAACTTGCCGGCTTTTAAATAAGCAGCAAGACAAGGCTCGTCAAACCCAAGTTCTTTTAGTGCAAGTGCTTGTTCGTAGGGGATAAATTCGTTTTTCATCGGTTTGGTTAAAAAGGGTTAGGGGGTAGGGGCATCCAATGGCTTACTTCGATTAGGAACCAAGTTTGGTGTTCGTAGTACCAACGTCCATCGCCAAGCCATGCGTAGGCTTGATTCATGTCAGTCGTGAATATCAGGACAGGCTCGTAAGGTTCCGGCATCCTGTCGAGGCATTTAATCCATTCCATGACTAAGCGTTTTTGGCTTGAAGGATACGACCGAGCAGGGTCCAGTTGACGGACCAAGGCTTGATGGTTTCGGAATGGTCAGGCTTTGAGCAGTTGACGCAAGCCTTGCGGATATGCAGTTGCCAGCGTCTGAAATCGGTTGGTGTGGTTTTCATGGAGTTGGGGTTTATATGGGACAATTTGCGAGGTTTTGGGTAATTTATGTCAACTTATAGGCTGACGCTGGGGGAGGTTTGGTAAGACTATAGGCTGACGATTTGTTCACGAATGAGCGAATTATATGCAAGGCTAACTGACCGCTTCGTAAGTAGCTTCAAAAATTGACTTTTCAACGAGCCACCGTTCACCTTTTACTCCAACGCAAACATAGTGTTGACAAAATTTACCTTTATAAAATTGGTTTTCCAATGTGCTTATATATGGCACTAAATCAGTTTGTATTCCATATTTAGCATCTTCCATAGCCCCAAGCGTACCATCACAATGAACAAAACCATCTTCGTCACCTTTTTCAAATAATTTAGCCTTTACTGTGGCTGTCTTTCTGTACTCTTTAAACATTGTTTTCAAATTTAATTTTTGGTTAGGTTATAGGCAGACGATTTGTAGGCTCCTTGTCAGGTTTAAACTGACTAAAGCGGTATGATTCATCATTCATTATACCCGATAATGGTGCTTATTGACCGATTTCTCATTCATTGTATGCTTTTGCGTAAAGCACAAATATACACACTTATTCAACGAATATAATCTCTGCTAATTTTTTAACTTATCTAAATCTTTGACTTGAAGGTTCCAGCAATCGCCCTTAAAAACCCACCCATTTATATCGGTGCTTCCTTTTGTATTGAATTTAGCGTTTTTGAAAAAGTCCTCTTTTGATTTATAGCCCAACAAAAACCCGATTTGCATATCCTTTAGCACCCTAACAAAAAAATAGAAGTCGCATTCTTGATTTATATTATGGTTTGAAATACTGCACAAAAAATGCGGTTCAGGATAAACGGTTGTTTTTTTGGTTTTTATATCAACTTTAAAATCACTAATAATTAAGTCGTAATGATATATATCCTCTCCTATAATTTTATTATTTATATCCAAACCCTTGTTTTTGTAATAATCATAAACAATTATTTCTCCAATCGCTCCGTAAATGTTGCTTTTCCCTTCTGTGATTGAGTTGTTCAAAACGTTAAATTCGTACAACTCCTTGGCTCTTGCCCTTTGTTCGTTTGAAATTTGTATGATTATCATAGTTGAGTAATTATTCTTTGAAAATCCTCAACGCTCCTGATTACCTCGTATCGATACCCTGCCTCTTGAACCACTCCCTGCCACCACTTCTGCGAGAGCGACTGCTTGCCCTTATTGGCTTTGAACTCAAGGAAGATTGCCCCGTTGTCGGATAGGTAGGTCATGTCTGCAACCCCAGCGGTCAGGCCGATGCCCTTGAGAAAATGACCGTTGGTTCGGCTTCGAGGGTTGTTGAGGTTCAGGAACAACCGCCCTTCTTCGTGGGGCTTCAAGAGTTTGAACAACTTGACGCAGGCGGCTTGCAGGGTGTATTCGGGGGTCATAGCGGATATTCGTTTGCTTTGGTGTATGGCAGTTGGCATTGGACTTGGGCGATTCCAAGGCTACCGTTCCTGTTCTTTCGGAAGATGACCTCCATCAGGTCCTGCTCTGCGTTCTTGTCGTGTTCGTAGGGTCGATAAACGAAGGCAATTTTATCAGCATCGAACTCCAGTTGCCCTGTTTCCCGAAGGTCGGACATAATGGGCCGATGGTCGGCCCTGCCTTCCGTTGCTCTTGAGAGCGAAGAAACCACGACCCCAAAGACCTTTTGGCGTTTGCAGATTGCCTTGAGTTGCTTGCTGATATTGGTCATCTGCTCAATCTTGGGCTTGGGCTTATCAATCTTCGCAGGTTCTACGAGTTGCAGGTAGTCAAGGTAGAAACCAACGATTCCGAATTTGGCCTTGAGTTTTGCTATCTCGCCTTCGATTCGGTCAAGGTTTGCTTGGTGCAGGTCAACGATGTAGAGAGGCTTCCCTTTGAGTTGGTCGGCCTTTTGGGCCAAGGTCAGGTACTGCTCGGTGCTGATTCGCTCGTCGGGCTTGAGGAATGCAGAGCCGTCCATCGTTCCGAGGTTGGAAAGCATCCGCTGGGTCAGTTGGTCAGCAGACATCTCCATCGTAAAGAACACGACGGGAATCTCGGCCATTGCTTGGTTCATAGCTATTTGCAGAGCAAGTAGGGTCTTACCCATTGCGGGACGACCACCCACGAGGATGAACTCGGAGGGCTTAAACCCGGTGCAGATGTTGTCGAGCGGTCGGATTAAGGTCGGGTAGATTTGGTCCTTGCGTCTGCCTTCCCGGACCTCGTTCATGTTGACAAGAAAGTCCTTTGCCAGTTCATGGGCCGATGATTCGGACGCACTTGACTCAACCGCTTGAATGGACTGATAGCGTTGGAATGCCTTGGGTATGTCCCGGTCATGGGCCAGTTCTTCCATGATTCTCGCTTCCTCACGTTCCTTCCAAAGGTCGTGAAGGTCGGATGCGTAGGTCTTCCAATTGCTGACAAGCCCTGCTTCGGGGTCAATGCCTTCGAGCAGGACATGGGCTTGACCTTGGTCTGCGAGGTGTTTGTAAACGGTAACGACATCCACCTCTCGCTCTGCTTTGTGGAGCGACTCGATGGCCCGGTAGAGCAGTACGTTGTTGCCTGTGAACAGGCGTTCCGGGATTTGGGTCAGGAGGATAGTTCGGTTTACGAACTTGTCCATTAGGCATCCGAGCAGTTTTCGCTCAGCGGACAATTGGTAGGGGTTCATCATCTTGGGTTAGGTTTGAGTAGGCGAAGTTAGGTGTACGTTGGATGGCTTGGTCCTCCCATCGTTTGCCGTTGAGGTAGGTGGAAGGGTGAGGAACAAACTGCACGGGTGTTTGAGAGTAGAGCCTTGCGATGTTGTTCATGGCTTTCTGTTGGTCTGCATTGGACAACTTTGCAAAGGATTTTGACGCTGCCTGCTTCCCGGTCTTCCGTGGATAGATAGCCCAAAATTGGTCAAAGATTGCACAAGTGTTCTTAATCTCTTCTTTGTTTGTTATCTCTTCTATTCTTATCTTATCTAATCTTATCTTATCTGCTTCCATTTGCTTAGCACTTGCTTGGTTTTGCTTAGCACTTGCTTCAGTTTGCTTAGCACTTGCTTCGGTTTGCTTAGCACTTGCTTGGCTCTTTATTTCACCTCCTTTACGACCTGCCTCCCTCCTTCTTTCGCTTAACCTGTTAAGGCCCTCCATCTGCAAATCAAGGAAGTCGATGCGGATTTCATCGCCTTCGGTCTTAATTATTTCGGACTCAATCAGTTTTTGAAGGAGGTCTTTGCCTATCTCAAGGCTTGCTTGATGGGCCGTAAACTGCCCGTGCTTGACCCAGTAGAGTTGACAAATGTGGATGAAGGCCCCTTGGACTTCAAAGGATTTGCGACTGATTCGGCCTGCGAGCCAATCGCTTGGGGAGTGTTTGTACCAACTATTTTCCATGGTAAAAAAAAAGCCCCCAACTGATTCCGGCAGTTGAGGGCAGGGTTAAGTGGAGGAACCCTTTTGTCTAACACCTGCTTGGCCGGAATTACAAGCGGATGCGTTTAATTGTAAATGTAGTATGCCTGCAAATTTACACTAAAAAGGCAGGTCCGAGCCTTGTTTTTGTGAATTTTCTTGCTCTTGCATAGGCTCCATTTTGCCTGACAGGAACTTCTTGCCGTTGGCTGCTTCTTTGAGCCAGCAGGAAAGTTTCATCTTGGTTCCGTCAGGAAGGACCGCATCGCCTCGGTAATCCGGGCGTTTCGGGTTGTCGCCTTTGTCGTTGGCGAATAAAGTGAAGGTGTTGGGTTGGGGAGTGTAACTGCTCATGATTGTGGGTTTTGGGTTTTGGTTTTAATTGAGTAAGTGCAAAGGTTTTTCTCTACGACCTCTCCTGAGGCCCGTAAATCCCTTATGATTCGGTAGGTGGCCCCTTTGCTTGTCCCAAGAATATCTTGCAACTGAGAGGCTCTGAGAGGCTTCTGCGATAATAGACGCAAAGCCTTGATGGTGTTGATTACTTGCTTCATCGGAACGATACGGCTATGGACGCTTTGGTGGCCTTGGCGGTGCAGACTGGAACCTGCTCGCCCGTGGACTCGTCAAAGATAGCGGTCTTCCCGGCTTGCCGAAAGGCAATCTTCAGCAGTTCCTCCCTCGCTTTGAGTTGTGCTTTGAGGTCGGCATACACTTCGTCTTCCTCGTAGTTCGGGGTCAGGCTCCCTTCCTTCAGGGTAATCTCTGCTCCGAAGGCGGAGAAGGTCTTGCCGTGCTTGCCGGCTTCGTCGGCTACGGTCTGCTCGGTGGCCTTGATGGTTGCTTCAAGAGCCTTGACGATGGCCTTGAGTTTGATATGGGCCTCCACCGGATTGACCTCACCATCATTGATTCGGTCGGTCAGTTGCTGGGCGATTTGGGCGATTTCTGCCTTGCAGATATCAGCCTTTGGTATTGTGATGAGAGTTGGGTGAATCATGGTCTGGATTTAAAAGCGTCAAAGATTTGGTTGCAATACTGCCCGTAATGGATTCCGACTGCGTTAGAGAGGTCGATGCACTCCCCTAAGGTCAGTTGGATTGGAAGGGTTTTCTCGGTCAAGGCTTTGACCAAGTCAAGGCCAATGGTCGGAAATTTTTCTTTGAACTCAAGGAGTTTCCGAAACTCTTCAGCGTTCATTTGTTCGAGTAGGTTCATGGTTTGGATTTGAAAGTTTGGAAGATGTCGTGGATAGAGCCTCCCCAAGGGGCATCGAGTGCCGTTGAAAGCATGACGCAATCTCCCAAGGTCAGTTGAATTGGAAAGGATTTAACGGTTAATTCTTGGATTAAATCCTCGCCAAGGGCCGGGTACTTCTCTTTGTACTCAAGGAGTTTCTTAAACTCGTCTGCATTCATTTTTTCAAGTAGGTTCATGGTCTTGCAAGTTGGTTTTGGATGAATTGGATGCCTTTCTCGAAGCGTGCAGGGGTCATGTGGTCGATGTCCTTCATGAACTTCGCCTGCTGCTCGGCTGGGAGTTTCTTCACGAGTGCAAGGAAATCAGCCTTTAGCGTTGCGGTGGTCAACTCGTCGTAGGAAGGGACCAGTCCGAGTTTGTCGTTGAGGTCCAGCAAATTGGCGTTGGCAGGCTTGGGGGCTGCTCCGTGCTTGCCCTTGTACACATCAATCCCAATCCCAATCCAAGAAGCGATTTTGGTGATGGCATCGGTGGTCGCTCCCTTCGCTGCATCACCGGGGTCGTCGTTCATAGACGAAGCGATGCACTCGTAGTAGATTGCGTATTCGGGAACCGTGAAGATGGTCTTTAAGACTGCCGTGTATTCGGTTCTTTCTTTGCCGAATTTTGTTGTCCTTGTGGCTGATGCAATGGGGCTTAACAGGTCGGTCTTAACTGACCAAGCACCAACACCAAAGACTTGGTTTAGTCGCTCGGTTACGAAGATTCCCTTGATTGTTGAGAGGTTGTCTTTGGTTGGATGTGGTGCAATGGCTTCGGGTGGTAGAGGCTCGGTAATCTTGGCGAGTTGCTCAGGGGTTAACTTGTTGGGCACTATTGTCATGGCTTTGAGGTTTGGTTTGGGTTTAGTTGGTTAGGAGTGCGAATAGGAACCTTCCGAAGAAGGCGATGCCGGTCATGGTTGCCAGCAGAATGTAGCCTGTTGTGAGGGCTGCTTTGAGTTTGGCTTGGGTTTGGTTGTTCATGGTTTTGAGGTTTGGTTTGTAAAGCAAAGATAATGCAGTCAAATCCATTTTGTGCCACCTCGTAGCAAAAAAATTATTCATCCCCCGTTTTATTGCGATTTGGGCCTATTTCCATACATTTGTACAAACCTAACCCATGCACGAATACCACTCCCTCCGACCTGCCAAGGCCCTGACCAACGCCTTGGAACGGCTCATGATAGCCATTGACAATGCTGATCTTGAAGGCAACCACGCCCTCCTGCTTGAATACCGCAAGTGTTGCGAGTTACTCGGATACGATCCTGCTATGGCTCAATGGGCGACCCACAACGAGGTCAACCTATCCAGCGGTCCCGATGTTGCCGACCCTGTTGCGGTCAACTACTTTCACAAACTAAACCCCGAAGAATGAGAACCATCACCCACCTCGTCGTCCATTGCACGGCCACCCCGAAGAACACGACCATCGCATCCATCCGCAAGCATTGGAAGGAGGCCCTTGGATGGAAGTCGGTGGGGTATCACAAGATTATAGACTCAACCGGGAACGTAACGGTCTTGGCTCCTGATAGTGCCATCACCAACGGAGTGCAGGGACACAACGCTACGAGCCTTCACGTGAGTTATATCGGAGGCAAAGACAAAGACGACCGAACTATCGGCCAGCGTCAAGCGATTGCCGTGGTGCTGCTGGATTGGCTTAAGAAGTACCCTACCGCAAGGATATGCGGACACAGGGACTTCCCCGGTGTTACCAAGGCCTGCCCCCAGTTTAATGCAGAGAAAGAGTACGGCTACCTATACCTGACCGCTGCCGGTGTAGAACCTGTCGCAGGGGGAGAAGGAAGCAAAGACCTGTAATTCGGGACCTCTGCGGTCCTTGCCCGCAAAGCGTCCTGCTTCAAGAGTCATCCAATATCCACCCAAAGGCTTCGGGCCTCTTCCACGCTCAACGTGAAAGCCCATGTAGCCTCCTGCCCATTCTTCTTTGTACGTTGCCGTGCGCACTTGATGAATAGATTTTTGAATGAGAGTTTTGGTTGAGCGGTCATAGCGGTGAATTATATTTTGATGGTAGTATAATTCGTGAACGTGGCCCTGCCATGTGCAGTCGTAGCCTTCAATGCTTGCAAGGATACGCTGGTCTTGGATGACTCCCTTTGTTACGGGTCCACCGCCCCCGGAGCCGTGATAGTAATGAGTAATAAAATTGCACGAACGGATGTCGTCGTACTGCATCTTGAAATCAATAACACCGCCATAGCCTCCTACCTGAACGTCGGTCTTGCAGGTGTGGTTGAGGATTGTAGCAAATCGAAGTAGGATGTCCGTTTCTTGGTGCTGAATTATTGATGTTTCGTGGTTCCCGTAGCCGAGGACCAGCAAGATGTCTGCGTATGGCTTGAACCATTCGACTGCCGTGTCAACGATGGAATCCAAGTAACGCCCGTTGTTGTGTTCGGGTCGGATGTCGTCCTTGGACCTGCGAGGGTCGCCTTTGCCTTGCATTAAACAAAAAAAGTCCCCATTTACGAGGACTTTCGCACCCCTGCGTTTTGCTTCTTCGAGGTGGTTGGTAAGCAATGCCCTGTCGCACTTGGGGTTGTCCCAGTGCAGGTCGGAGAGCAAAAGAAATTCTTGGGTCCGTCCGCACTCGATGGCGTGGACGTTTTTGGAATGCTTGGTTACTTTCATACGAGGGTTTTAAGTTTGGCATTCTCGGCTTGGAGGGCGTGGATGGTATGTTCCATTTCCTCAAGTCGTTGACGCAAACTTACGACCTCATTGCGAAGTTGTGTTAATTCCTTGTTTTGGGACTCGCTGGTAGCCTGCCACATAGCGAGGACCGCTTGGGCCTGACGAACTTGCAGGGAGTCCGATTCGACACGGCCCTTGGTGAACCAAGCGACCGCTCCACCGACGATTGCTGCAACGCTCCCGACGATGGTGGTTTCGATTAGGTTCATTACTTGTTCGGCTCGCCCTTTGTTTTATCCAAGGCCATCCAACCTACTGACAACAAGGTCAATACGGAACCGATAATTTCGGTGAGCGTGGCTGCATCAATGATACCTTTGGCGACGAGGGTTCCACCGATGAAGGTTAACAGGTGGCGGAGTAAAGCGATGACTGCTGATTTCATAAAAGGGAGTTTTGGGGTTTCGGGGTTGCGTTTGCGAAATAATCTCATAGTGATTTGTGTTGGTGGTAGTCCTCGGTGTACTGCTCGTCCCATCCGAGGAAGGAGTGAACACCGCAGGGGTCGGGCCAAGTTTGGTCTTTTGTCCAGTTCTTCGGTTCGTCGCCTTCCCATAGAATGTCAACGCACCAAGCCTTTGGATTTGCAGGGTTGATATGTCCAAGTTCAACAACGGTGCGAGGCTCGACCTCCGAGTCGTTAATGGTTCGGAAGTCAGCGTAAACTGCAAATTCGTATTTTCGGAATGTAGCCATTAGAGGGTCGTAAGGGCAGCGAGTTCTGCGTTGGTTAAGCGAGTGGTGTAGAGGGCCAAGGACCGAATGCGAGTGTCGTAAAGCCTATTAGCGTGAGAACTCATATCAATCAGAACCCTGTTTAATTGAGTAATTACCTGCGAGCCTCCATTTGTCAATGTGTATTGAGTGCCATTAATAAAGCAGACAACTCCTGATGCATTGTACGCCCAAGCGATTTTAATACCCGATGTGTCTGGTGGTGAGCCTGCTAAATTATCGCTCTGCCCATTAACTATTGAGCGAATAAGACTACCGAGTGCTAATCCAATCGAGTTTGATATACCCAAGACCGAAAACCAAACAGTAGCAGTAGAGCCTACTGCGTCGTATGTTGCGTCCAAATAAATAGTCCCTTCGCTCTGCCCGATGCATCCGCTGACTGCGCCTGTTACGCTTATGACTTCTGCGTTGCGTGTTGCTGCTGCGGTTGTTGTGGGGATGTAGGAGGTGGCGATGGAGCCTGTTTCGGTCTGCGCTCCCCAGCCGTAAAGGACATCCGTTGTGGTTCCAGCAAAAGATGGCGCACGAGTATCACCACTTGCGGTTATTAAAGTAGCCGTAAATCCATTACCAGTTCCTGTGTTATTGCAAGTTGCCGTAAGCCTGCAGCGATACCATCCGTTGCCATAATTTTCAATGCTTGCAGCCCTATTTGAGTCTGCGGTTGTTCCACTTACAACTGCAACCGTTCCAAGTTGAAGGTCAAAATTGGCATAGCCTTCTTGCGTAAATCTTCCGGCTGGGTAAGTTAATTGAACGTACCTTCCGGCATTACCTGTTCCTTGCTTAAAAAATGCGCTTTCCGTGTAAATAGTCCCACTTGTAAAACTTAGAGAACCATCATTTCCAACTTTTAAATGAACTGCGCTTCCGCTTGTCGGACTGATTGCATTGGCCGTGTTTGTTCCCAATGGGTCCACTGTTCCAGTAGTACCTGTTATTGTTATTGTAAACCCAGTCGCATCCGAACGCCAACCACTTGCAAGCCAGTTTTGGCTTTGAACGATTAAATTCGTCCCAGCAGGCTCAACGAGCAAAGCAGGGCAGCCACCGCCAAGAGGATAGTCCAACCTCGGAATCCCCGAAGCGACAACCTCAATCAATCCGCTTGCGTTGACCCTTGTTGCCGTAGTTGCACGGGTTACATTGAAGTCGCCCGATGCTCCCAAGACCACACCGCCCGAAGTTGTTGCTAAGGGTGTGTAGAGTTTGCCTGTCTTAAAGCGAGCAGGCACAAGGATTAGCGATGGTGTCGGCATTCTTAGAAATTGTAGATAACTGCAAAGTGATTGAAGAGGCATCCATCCACGGCAGCCTCGGCAGCGGTTGCACCGTCAGCCGTAGCCCTTGCGTTGAACAAGGCCCAAACTCCAGCAGCAACGCCACCTTGGAGCATATTGGTTGGATAGCCGTAGCCGTAGCCGATGAGCATTAGAGGAAGGTATAACCGATGACCGAACCTGCGCTTGGAGTAACGGCCGTAATCTTACCGCCATTGCGTCCTGAAATCACGATGCCTGCGGAAACGGATTTGCCACTCAAAGCGTAAGCGGTTAGTAGGTTCTCGCTTCCAGTTCCAGTAAGGGTTGTAAAAGTCGCAGCGGTGTTGACTACCAAGAAGTCATAGTTTTTGCCACTCACGGCAGCATCGACAAACTCCATCGTACCGCCCTGACCGAGCATTTGTTGCAATATGGGTGTAGGCATTTTTTAGCGTTTAATTGTAAATGTCTTTTAAGTTGGAATTTCACAAACTGAATGGCCGAACGGAATCTCAAAGGTCATCGTCGCCTGCCACCCTGCGGTTCGGTCGTCCCTGCTCTCTACAAAGCGTGTAAGCGATACGCTTGACGAAAGGGTCCAGTCCTCGCTTGGGTCGTTTGTAAGCGACGATATGAAGTCCTGTGCGATTTGCAACTGGTCGCTTAGGACCTCGTCCTCATTGTCCTGCCAACCCAGCGTAGGGCTGCCCGAAACCACTCCGCCCATCGGCTTGATGGACTCCACCCTGTCGCTAAAATAGACACCGACCACAAGGTCCAAAGTCCCAGCGTCAGTAGTCGCCGACTGAACGTCCGCAAAGACCAAAGGATAGACGATTCGCTCACGGCTTGGGGTTCGTAGGTTGATGGTGTTGTCCGTGCCGATTGCAAGAGGGTCGCCCGTCCCGAACGAGTTTACTTGCGGATGGTTGTTGGCAAGGTCCAGCAGGGCTTGCTTGATTTTGATCCAAGACATAGGCTTGTAGTTTCAGTATGTTTTTTTTATGCGCTCCCATGCTTAGCAGTCATTACACGCCCCGAATTGACCGTAGGGGTAGGGGTAGTCAAGGTTGCTGATTCCCATTCGCCTGTTGCGGTCAAGGACCATCCCGGTTCGGTAGTTGGTTGCGTTCGGGTAGATCGTATCCAAAGCAGATGGAGGCGAGTTCCACAAGGGGTATGAATTGCGGTTCTCCATGAGGTAGCGGGTAATTCGCTCGGAGTACCACTCGGCATCGTTCTTGACCTTATCGGTTAGCCGTGTGATTTCTTCCATGCTCATTTGGGAGGATTCCTCGCTTGTTCTGCGGACCATTCCCTTGTTCATATACTTGAATGCAAGGACCATCGGCAACTCGTAGTAGAGCCATTGAATCATTGCAGGCTGGATGTAGTCCTCCAGCAGGGTTTGGTTCAGGGCCGTAGTTGAACCGCTGACAACCTGCGTAACTAATTCCCCATACAACGGAGAGCCAACGATGGGTTGAATCCGCATCTCCTGCACCTTCACAACCGTTGGCCGAATTTGGGTGTAGGATACGTTCTCGTTGATTATCGAGTTGTCCAAGAGCGTTTCTTCGCTTATAAAGAGTGCCTTCATGCCTTGCTGATTTTATTGCCTTTGCGGATAACGAGTTGCTGCTCCCAAACGTGCCTGCATTGTGGGCGATTCACTCCGCTCGGTGTGTGATACCAACCGCCTCTGCGATTCCATACGGAATAGCCCATGATCGCACTAATTCCGTCGATGTCCTCCCTCGTGTAAACCTTGCCTTGCCCGGCCAAGTCAAGCATGACCTTGCAGAACTCACGGCTGGAGCCTTTGTCCTTGTTGCTGAAACCTGTCGCCCATGCGTATTTATAGCGGACCTCCAGTACAGGCTCGGCAACTTCCTTCACGTTCTTGGGCAGGTTCTGCTCGGCTATCTTGTCCACGGCTCTGCTGATTGGGTAGCGGTCCTTGGTGATTAGGTAAGCGACTCGCTTGGCGACCTTCGCCTTGCTGACCCCGAACTCCTTTGCCATTTCTTCAACGCTGGCGTCCCGGTTCTTCTTGCGGTATGCTTCAATCTTCAGGTCAAGTTCTTTCTCTTCTTCGCCTAATTCGGCAAAGGCCAAGCGGATGTTTTCGTCAATGTTGGCATCAAACCGCATCGGCTTTGAGTGCATCACGTGGTAGTCGTCGGCATGGCTTCCAAACTTGCTTGCAACCACTTCCAAGACCTTGAACTCTTCGTCGCCCCATCCGTAGTCCTCATCGTCTTCTTGGCCCCATTGAGGCTCGCTGAACTCTTGGGACTGAACGCCCAGCATCGTGTCAATTTCTTGGGATGATAGACCGAACCCTGCTGATAGCATGGTCCGAGCCATCTCCAGCGTGATTTTCTCTTGCATATACTGACGCACGATTCGCATCAGGTTTTGGTACTCACGGCCTGACAACTTCTTGATGTTGTCATTGCTCTGCAAGGCTTCCACGGCTTGCGGTTGCTCGTCGGGTTGGGGATTAGGTCCAACCACGTCGGCAGGTTTCTCAAGCGGTTGCAGACCTGCTTTTTCCCTCAATTCGTCTTGGGTCATAATCTGCAAGAGGGCTTGTTCGCTTAGTCGCTCCGTGATGGGTTCCACAGGTATCAGTTCCATCCCTTCCACGCCATTAAACGAACCGAGGTAGTTAATCATCCGCTCCACTTTGCGCACTCTGTCGTTGACGTAGGTGGCCTTGAATAGTTCGTAAGCCTCGACCAATTCGTTGCGACCACCTAATTGGCCCTCGGTCTTCACCCCGAAAAGCATTGGGTTGGTTACACGGTGTGCGATGAATATCTCTTGCTGAATAGCCTTGTTCAGGATTTCGAACTGCTTATCCATGTCGCTCGGAGTGAGCGGTTCAAGTGTCGGGGCCTTGGCTGCATCGTCGTTGAAGGTTACCACAAAGCGACCAGCGTTGTCGGTTCCTGAAAACTTGCGTTTGATTTGACGCTCAATGTCGCCTTGCTCTTCGGGGGTCGGGATGCCGTTGTTGAAGTTTATTAGATATCCCCCCCAAAAGTTGTTGCGGAGGTTGTTGTTGTGGAAGTTGGCGACCTGTACGTCTGCCTCAATCCAAGCGTTGCCACCGATGTATTCGGGGAGAGGATAGTGCTTCACGCCTGCTGCGTAGACCCGATAGTAGAACAACTGCTTTCCGAGGCGGTTCTCGGTGTCAAAGGCTGGAATCTTCTCGATGTCCCCGACCTTGGGGAAGAGTTGCATCATGTCATCGTTGTACCAGTCAGCGACTTGGAACATCTTCTCCTCCTTGTCAACCCGAATCTTTTCGAAGGGAACGTGTTCCATCTTAGCGATGGTCCCCAACTTGGACCAAGTAATCGCAACGGCAAACCCGTTGAAAATCTCTAAGTCCAAGACCAATTTCTCCGTGATGTCGTTCAGGTCCTCCGTGCTGGAAAGTCCATCGAAGAACTTGATGAGCCGGGCCTCTTGCTCGACAGTCAGGTTGTCCCCTGCCTGCCATCCACCGCCCATGATGTAATTGACCTTACCATTCACAATAGCGTTGTGCTTGCTTGACCTGCGATAGTTGTCCAGCAGGTAGTAGGGGTATTCGTTGGCAAAACCATAGGTGATGTACTTGCCGGACCTGTTTTCCAGCATCACTGGGACCTTATGCTCTATCCCAAGCCATTGGGTAAAGTGTTGAGTAGATTTATTACTCATAGCGTATGAACTGTGAATGAAAGGGCTGAAATCGTGATACTTGCACCGCTATCGATTGCGTTGATGTAGATGGTGAACTCATCGTTGACCGCACCTGTAACGTAGGCCTCCGTATAAATCGCATGGCCGTTCGTGTGGGTCGTCGTGATGTCAGTCATTGACTGGTCGATGGTCGTGCCGTTCTTGGCGATGTAGACCTTGATTTGCGTGTTGTTGTTTTGCGCCAAGACCATGGATGCAGCGATGCGAAGGGTAGCATTTGTTGTGCCTGTGTAGGTTATCGAGTTCGTAGTCCTTGTAAAATTATAGGTTGACAAAACGCCCGATTTCATCGTGCTTGTCAACTTGACCCTTTGCCCTTGTGTTGGTGCGAAGGACGTATCGGTGTCAATGTAAAGGTTTGCAAAGCCTCGCTCCCGGTCAAGCGTTGCGGTGTCTGCGAGGTCATCGAATAGACCACCAACCCTTGTAGCGGTGTTGGCAGCGGCAACGGTTTCGTTGGCAATGGTCGCAGAACTCGCTTGAAGTTGCGCTCTTGTTTGTACGCTCATTAGTTAAAGGTTTGGTCAAAAGTTGGGTCAAATATGCCCCCGGCATAGACGTTGTAAGTAATTGAATTGGCGTAGGTGTTGAAGCCTATTGCTTCGGTTTGTACAAATGCCAAGCCCGTTTCAACGACCGCCAAAGCCGAGGCAACCGTGCTATTGGTATCGTAAACTTCATATTTATACGAGCCTGTTTCAAGCGACCCCACGGCAATCGAAAATTGGTCATAGCGGTTGGTATAAGATGACAGGTTTGCGGATTTCAGCAGGGTGAAATCGGTCGTGGTGTTCTTGGCGATGCTCGTAAGGCGCAGGATGTACCTGCTCCCCGTACTGGCTCGCTCGGTCCAAGTAACGGTTATCGTGTTGGTCGTGTCAGGGTTCAGGTAAAGCATCTGCTTGTAAATGTGCGATGCCCCCGAATTTCACAATTTGCGCCCAATCTGCCTGTATAGTTCGGCCCGTTTCTTCGCAGTTTCGGCCACATTAAACCGCTTCTTGATGTCGGCTGTGAGGTTGTCGGCCAAACCTTTGCGCAGGTCGGGGTCAAGAATCAACTGCTTAATGTACTTGTACCAGTCCTTGGGCTTGTTGTAAGGCACGAGAAACCCGTTCTCTCCGTGTTTGATTACGTCCGTGTAAGGGATGGTTTCGCTTGCAATGATGGCCTTATTCATCCACCCGGCCTCAACGACCTTCAACTCGGACTTGAGTTTGTTAAACTTGGTGTCCCGAAGCGGTGCAAGGGTAACGTTCACAAAGTTGTAGCCACCGACGTAGGAGTAGATGTCCGCTGCTTGGATTCGTCCGTAGTTCGGGTTGTTGCCTTGGTCGCTGATGATCTTCTCGTAGCCTTCATAGACAGGATTATTATCGTTCCACCCTCCGAGGTAGAGCCTGTACTTGCCGTCCAAGTTTGCATCCCAGCGTAACTTCTGCATCCCCTCTCGGAGTAGTTCCATGTCCTCTCCGTGCTGCGCACCCCCGAACCAACCGAACTTGACGAGGTGTTTATCAGGTTCTTCGTCAGGATTCGGAATAAACTGCTGATAGGCTTCGTAGGGTTCGTTTTGCAATATGCTCACATTGGCGTTTAGAGGCCGTATGCGGGCAGCAAGATGCTCGGTGGTACAAGTTACCCAATCGGCTAATTTGATGTGCTTACGGATGACCTCTGCGAGTTTGGTCTGGTGATAGTGGCGGTACATGATGTGGCCGCTCTCAAGGACCCAATAGTCGTCCAAGTCAAGGATGACTTTCGCTCCGTATTGGGTCAGGGCCTTGTAAACGTTCTCCACTTGCTCCATCGTGCCTTGACACCACAAACGGCTGAACAGGAACAGGTCTATTGAACGAAGCCCCTCGTCGCTGATAGTCGTGATGTTCTCAACGCAGACGTAATCAAACTCCGGGTAGTTGTCGCCAAGGTAAGCGTTCGGCATTTCGAGGCGATAGAAACTGCAACCCGTTGGGTGAGCGTTATAGACAATGCAAATCTTCATGGCCGTAAAAATAAGAAGGGCAGCCATTGCTGACTGCCCTCCCAAACCTCAGATGATGAAAACCTGATGCGAAGATACTATGAACCCGTGATTTGTGTGGCCAACGGTGTAAAAGTTGTTGACGCAATCAAAAGCATTGGGTCGGGTTCCATCCCGGTCAGCGTCATTTCGTAGCCGTTTCTATCTCCGAAGGCAGTACCAGTTCCAGCGGTTCCAGCAGTTGCCTCAAGGCCGTTAGCAGCACCCAACACCCAATAGCGGTTGTTGTTGTCTTGGACGATGACCAGCAAGCGGTTGCGAGCAAGCAGACGGAGTTCGTTGCGGACTGCGACTTGCAGTTTGTTAATCGTGAAGGTTACTTCGGGAGTGTAGTAAAGCGAGCCGTTCTCGATGCTTGCATTCAAGGTTTCAGTCAAAGATGACGTAGCCTTGGTCAAGTCGTACTCGTAGAAACCCGAAGAGAAACCGGTGAAGCCTGTAACAGTACCGGAGCCATTGGTGTTAACGGTTCCCGTAGCATTCCAGCCTTGGACGTAAATTGTTTTGATTCCACCTACGGAATCACGGCAGCCGAGGGCGTAGCCAGTTGTTAGGGAGCAGGACATATGTGTATTTGGGG